TACCATAAATGCAACTATAAAAAGTGAAACTGCTAATAGCTATGTCACTTTATCTGAATCTAACGATTACTTTGATACTTCCCCAGATTCTTCAACTTGGACAAACAAAACAGATGACCAAAAGAAAAGAGCATTAATATCAGCTACAAGATGGATTGATACTTTAGTTTTTTATGGCGATAGATGTGATGAAAGTCAGGCACTTAAGTTTCCCAGAACTAATTATCAGGTTGATGGTGTCGAGTTAGCTTGTACAACAATTCCAAATAATATTAAATATGCACAATACGAATTAGCCAGAGCATTGGCAAATGATACTGATGCCATTACTGGCACTACTGGTAAAGATGGTAACTTTGAAGAAGTTAAGTTAGGAGATATTCAAGTCAAGTACAATACTGCAAGTCAGGGAACTGGTTCTGTAAATAATATTCTTGATGTTTACCCGTGGCTACAAAGTTATCTTGGAGCATATATGTTAGGTGGTGCTGGCAGTTTTCAACTTAGAGTGGTCAGAGGATAATGGCAGGACAGTTAGACTCAGCATTTAAGCAAATTGCAAAACAGGTTGTAGCTGATCTGGGATCTTCTTTTGATTCTTCTATTGTTTATACAAGAAAAGCATCTGGTAGTTATAACACAGCTACAGGTGCATATACTACAAGCGATACGACTTATAGCATCAAAGCTCCTGTTGAGTTTGTTATTTCTAGAGAGGATGACAATAGAGAACGCAGAGAAGCAAAGGTTTACATAACACCTGATTTGATTGGAGATAATCAACCTGATTTTCAAGATGAAGTTACATTAACTTATGCTGGATCTACAAGAGTAGGACAGATAGTTAATATAGATACAAGACAAGGTGGACAAACTTATCTGTTTACTTTATTAGTGAGGTTCTAATGGCTAAAAGTAGAGATATTAAAAATGCAAGTTCTGATTTAAATAACAATTTAGAAAGAGATTTTAATGATTTTATAAGATCGGCATTACTTGAATTATCTTCTGAGTTTAATTCAGATGGTGGAGATCCAGTTAGTCCAATAGATACTGGATTTTTTGTTTCAAGTTGGACAGCAAGCACACAAAGACCTAGACCAAATCAAGATAGAATGGATTTTGCTCCATGGAAAGACATTGAACCTACAAGAAAAGGAGAAAAATCTCCTCAAGCGGAAGTAAATCCAAGATTTATAAATGACATAAAATTTAATTTTAAACCTTTTTCTAAAGTTTTTATTGGAAATAGATCAGAATATGCAGCTAGAGCTTTAGCTTCCCCTAGAAGTCAAATTCCTAGATTTGTTCAAAATGATCTTAAAAATCTTGTTAATGCAATATTTACAGATAAGAAACCTCAAATTGCTGTTGCAACTAAACCTTTTAAAGGTGGCACTATTAGTCCAACTGGTACAAAAGGTATTGGACAATTTGCTGATGCTGATAGAACATTTGTTGATTACACTAACTTATGACTTTAGTTAATACCAGAGCAGCTTTTGAAAAAGCAGTAACAGATGCAGTTGCAGCAGTAGACGCTACTGTTGAGATGGTCTATGACAATATGGTTTATAAGACTCCTGGTAAAACTAAAAAATATATTATCATGTCAGTTGATTTTGCACAGGCAACAACTCAAACTCAAGGTGCAGCCTCAGATTTTTATTCTGGAGTTATTCAATGTAAAATTTATGTTCCAAGAGGAAAAGGTAGCTCAACTTTATCTGCTTTAGGCGAGGCTGTTATTGACGGACTTACTTCTGTTAACGCTTCTAACTATACTGACACATTTAGTTGTAGTCCGAGAGTGCTTGATATTAATGGAATCACACCGATAGATTTAGGAGATTCTTCACATTTCTTAGGCTTAATATCTTGTCAATTTACTGCCAACACTTAGTATAATGATAATAGCTATACATTAACATGACTAGAGCAGTTGATCTTTTAAAAAACAAGTTTGGAGTTTCTCAACTTTATAAACATGATGTAATCAAAGATGATGAGGTAATTCTTTCTGTCTATTGGCATCCATTAACTATCGCAGAACGAGAGGCAATACAGAAAAAAACTAATTCTGATGATGCTAACGATTTTGCTTTACAGATGATGATAGAAAAAGCATTAGATAAAGATGGTGCAAGACTTTTTCAAGATGGAGATAAGGCTTCACTTAGAAGAGAAGTTGAAGCAAGTATTTTACAAGAAATAGAATTAGCTATGATTAATGCTGGTGCTGATAAGGAGGTTGAAGAGGCTAAAGCCGATTTAAAAAGCTAATAAGGATTGGCAGTTTTTATTTTTTTTAGCAAAAACATTACATAAAACTGTAGCTGAATTATGTGAAACATTAACTATTGAAGAGATGATAGGTTGGGCTGCTTATAACGAGATTGAAAATGAAGAATATAAAAAACAACAAGAACAAGCACAGAAAACTAATGCTTTAAGAAGCAAAAGAAGGTAATATAGAGAAAATGTTTTAATTTTTATAGCAAGTGGCTAATTATAATATTGATATTGGTGTAAAAGTACAATCTCAACAATTAGATCAATTTAATAAAAAACTTAAATCTACAGAAACTTTAATAAATAATGCAAATAAATCAATAAAAAATTATCAAAAAGGTAATCTTGAAGTTGTAAAAAGTATTAATGGAGTTAATGAAGTATTAAATCAAGCTAGTAAAAATTTTAGAGAAGTTGCAGTAGGTACACCACAAGCTACGAGAGCAGCTAAAGAATTTGTCAAGGCTGAACAATTAGTAAATAAAACTTTAGCTGAACAAGAAAAACTATTACAAAATACTCGAAGGAAACAACAGGGTAAGGAATTTACCATGGGTTTAAGAAGTCAAGGATTTAAAAAAAATCAAATTAAACAAAGCGATGGTAGTTTTATAAATCAAAGAAGAGCAGAATTACAAATTATAAATAGAGCAGCTACTTTAGAAGATCGTATTAATCAAACTCTTGCAAAAAGAGGAAAAATTTTAAGTGCGAATGGGAAACAAATCATTAATAATAATCAAGCTAGAGGTACAAGAGCAGGACAAGTAGGAAAAACAGTAGGAAGTACAGCTAGTAGTGCAATTATTGGTGGAGCTTTCCCTTTACTTTTTGGACAGACAGGTGCAGCAGCAGTTGGTGGTGGAATTGGTGGTGCAGCAGGTGGTTTGATTGGTGGTCAATTTGGTTTTGCATTATCAATTCTTGGTACTGCAATAGGATCTTTCATACAACAACAAGATGAATTAGATAAGTCTTTATCAAAAATTAGTAGATCATTTGAAAACGCTGGAAGTTCTGCTGGCTTTACAAAAGCATCTTTTAACGAACTGAAATCAACATTAAGATTGACTAAAGATGAAGTGCTTGCTGTTGCTACAGAATTTGCAAGGTTTGGAGAAGCAGGGGAATCTGCTGCATTTATTTTTGGCGATAATCCTAATACTTTTAAAAATTTAGCTGCTATACGAGATACAAAAACACTTATGACAGCAATATTAGATACTCAAAATGGATTAAGTATTAAACAGCAAATTCAATTATTGAGAGAGGCAAAAGTAACAAGTTTCAAAGATATGCAATTAAAACTTAATAGATTAATACTAGAGGAGAATTTAAAAAGAGAAATATTAGAAGCAAGACAAATAACAAGGCAACAAAAAATTTCAGACATATTCAAAGAGCAGTTGAAAATAATGGTTTTAATGAAAGTTCCTTTCTTAGATCTTGAAAAACGATTTCCTGAGTTTTTTAAAAAATCTTCTGAAAAAGCTGAAGAAAATGTTGAAAAGATTAAAGCAGAATTTCAAGAACTTATGGGTGAATTACCAGAACTTCAAGATTTGTTAACTGAATTAGATACTCAAGTTCAAGGTATGGGTGTTAGTATTCCATCTGCTATAGATTCGGTATCAGCAGAACTCAAAAAACTAAACAGTGTAGCATTTATGGTCACAAATGTAGCCGATACAGTAGGAAGTGCCTTTGGAGAATCATTTAAAGGCATTGTCAAAGGTTCAATGACAGCACAAGACGCATTAAGAAATTTATTTATGCGTACAGCAGATGCCTTTTTAGATATGGCCGCACAGTTAATTGCAAAACAAATACAAATGAAAATATTAGGTATTGGATTAAAATTCTTTGGAGGAGGAATAGGTGGAGGAGGAGGAGGAGTTATTGATAGTATGTCAGTTCCATTAGTAGATCCACTAACAGGAATAGGTACAGCAGCAAATGGTGGTCAGATTCCAGGTCGTAAGCCTACACTTGTAGGGGAAAGAGGTGCTGAATTATTTGTTCCTAATACTGGAGGCACTGTTATTCCAAATCATGATTTAGGTGGATTGGGAGGCACAACAAATATCGTAGTAAACGTAGATGCTTCTGGTTCTAATGTTGAAGGAGATGAAGATGAAGGTAGAGCATTAGGTATTGCATTATCAGCAGCTATAGAGACAGAATTAATTAAACAGAAAAGACCTGGAGGTTTACTTGCATAATGGCTACTTTTCCATCAATCACACCAACATACGGACAGCAGAAAAGATCCGCACCAAATACTAGAACAGTTCGTTTTGCTGATGGCTATGAACACAGAATATTATTTGGACTTGCTGCTCATCAAAATCCTAAAATATTCAATCTTACTTTTAACGTATCGGAAACAGATGCAGACACCATAGAAGGATTCCTTGATAGTCGTGCCAATGATAGTGCCAGCTTTACTTTTACTCCACCAGGAGAAGGTTTTACAAAAACAGGAACTTACTCTCAATCAGGTACTACAGTAACAATTACGATTACAAGTCATGGTGTAGCTGTAGGAGATGAACTTACTATTGATTACACTTCTGGATCTGCAACTGATGGTACATTTCTTGTCGCTTCGGTTACTGATTCAAATGTTTTTACTGTTACTGCTGCTGCCAGTGCTACTAACAGTGGGAATGTTTCGATTACTTTATCTGGTGCTGGTCAATATGTTTGCGAGAACTGGAATAAATCTATACCATATAACAATAGAGC